AGGAGGCAAAGGCATGATTAAAAACGATGATTTCAAACAGGGCGACACCATTGCCGCCCATGACCTGCCCTTTGACGAGGCGCTGAAAAACGCCGGGTGCGACCCGGAGCAGATCGCCAAGATCAAGGCGGCGCAGGCAGAGCAGGAAGAAATGGACGAGAAAATAATGACGTTGACCCAGGCCCAGTGCGCCGTGGAGAACATCCTGCACCGCCTGCACCCGGAGAGCCACGAGATCAAGGTGAACTTCGTCCTGGGTGAGGCGTATAAGATGGAAGTGCGCATGAACATCCCGATCCGCCCGGATGCGGATATGTTTTAGGGATTGCCGTTGATAGTCTGGTTTGGATAATCGGGGTGGGGAAGCGTGGACGGTTTAAGTCTTCTCTAATCCCCTCAAAATAAAAAACACTTCTCGCGCGTGTAAATATAGGCAAACTATCCATGCCTCCCCTAATAAGGGGAACTATTAAACATAAACACATTATATATTGTAATGAAAATAAATAGTTATAAAAAAGAAAAAAGAAAGGGAAGAAAAGGCGGGGTAGATAGTTTGAAAAAGGAAGGCAAAAAATGAACACCCTGGATCTGGCATCACGAAAAGTGCAACTGAAAAAGGTTTCCTCCACCCATGGCGGGGAATGGCATGGGCCATGTCCCGACTGCGGCGGTCAGGACCGCTTCCATGTCTGGCCGAATGAAAACGAGGGCAAGGGCGCTTACTGGTGTCGGGCCTGCGGGAAAACCGGCGACAATATTCAGTTTTTGCGCGACTTTGAGGGCATGGGATACAAGGAAGCATGTGCTTATCTCGGCATTGCCGTGTCTGATCCGTCCGGCAACTATTCAACATCGTTCAATAATTCGCGCCGCCTTGGAGGACCTGCGGGAGGTCCTGCCGTCCCCGCGGGGCCGCCGCCTTTTCAACAGCCTGAATTTAAACCGGAAAGACGCCTGCCCCCTGCCGATCTGTGGCAGGAGAAGGCCGCCAAGTTTGTTAAATGGGCTGCGGATAACATACAAAAGCATCCTGATGTCCTCTCCTGGCTGGCCGCCCGGGGGATCGATGCCGACACCGCCGCCGCCTATCGCCTCGGCTGGAACGTCGGCGAAGACGGCAAGGACATCTACCGCGCCCGGAAAGCCTGGGGCCTCGAAGAGGTCCTACGCGACGACGGACGCCCGAAGGCCCTTTGGATTCCCCGCGGCCTGGTCATCCCCTACATCGTTGACGGCGTCATTTATCGCATCCGCATCCGCCGGCCAGACGAAGGCGGCCCCCGCTATTACGTCCTGCCCGGCTCCTCCATGGCCGTGATGCTCGTCGAACCTGCCCGACGGGCCTTTGTCGTCGTCGAATCGGAGCTGGACGCCATCGCCTGCGCCGCTGCCACATCCCTGGCCGGCGCCGTCGGCCTGGGCTCCGTCGCCGCTAAACCGGACGCCGCCGCCGCCGAGGTCCTCTCCCGGGCTATCCAGATCCTCAACGCCCTCGATTTCGACGTCGCCGGGGCCAAGGCCATGGCCTGGTGGTCGGCTAATTTCCCACGATGCGACCGTTGGCCGGTCCCGATGGGAAAAGATCCCGGCGAGGCTGTGCAGATGGGGACGGCCTTGAAACAGTGGATAGAAGCGGGGCTGCCGCCGGTGCTGAAGCTGGAGGCGGCGGAGCACGACCGGCGGGAAGCGGAGAAAGCGGCAAAAAGCGGCTTACAGCAGGATAAAACCAAAGAAAGCGGCAAAGAACATGAAAAAGCGGGTCAGGACCTGGAAAAAAAGGCGGAAAACCGCGTCAAAATGCTCGAAAGGCGGGCCGCCGAAGACGATTATGTTGCCCGGAACGGTCTTTCGCCCCTCCTCCTGGAGCTGCGGGACCTCCTCCGGAACAACCCCCGGGTCCGGATCATCAACACCCCGGACCGTTACACCGTCCTCCGGGATGGCAAATACGTCGGCGGGCGGATCAATTACCTCGTTTTCCGGGAACCGGCGGTCACAGATTACCTCGTAAACCACCCCGGCGGCGAGATAGGCTGGGAAAACCTGTTTTTGATCGGAGAAGAACAATAACGAATACGGGAATAACCCACGAAAAGGAAGGGCGCAGAATCGGGGGGCTTTTTTATGATCGGGAAAGACGAGCTCGAAAAGATATTGGCAGGGCAGCCGCAGGAGGAACGCGGCAAGGGCGTGCTGATCTACAACAGCATGGTTGCCTGTGCCGGGGCCTACCAGAGCGAACCGTCGGCGGCGAATCTAAAGAACTGGCAGGCGGCGGAGGGCGCCCTCAACGACTTCGTGGCCGCCCTGGACACCCGGCCACAGACGTTTGCCGGCCTCATGCCCGCGGTGCTGGACTACCTCAAAGAAACGGGGTGGCGGATTACCAAGACCACCCTTTACCGCCACCACCAGGAGGGAAAGCTCGTCGCCCGGGAGGGCGTGTTCCGCAAGGCGGACGTGGACCGCTATGCCAAGACCTGGCTAAAGCAGCAGGCAACGGGCAAACGCCTGGCCGAAGCCGCGGAGGATCTGCAACGGCAGAAGCTGGAACGGGAGCTGAAGCGCCTGGACATCGAGATCAGCCAGCGGAAACTCATCTACGACCGGGACGCGGGCCGCCTCGTCCCCCGGGAGCAGATGGAGATCGAGCTGGCCGGCCGGGCCGCCGTCCTCAATGCCGGCCTGAAACACTGGATATATGCCAACGCGATGGAGTGGATACGCCTGGTCGAGGGAGATCCGAAGCGGGCCAACGAGCTGATCCATGCCATGACCCTCAGCAGCAACGAGCATATCAACAGCTACGCGGCGGGTCAGGACTACCAGGTGGCGATGGAGGAAGCCCCTCCTGGCGGTCCCGCCCCGGCGGAGGACCCGAGCTGGTCCGGCGCCGTCGGCGAGGAAATCTTTTCGGAGGCGTGGTCATGAACGTCCCCGAACCGTCCCCGCTGGGAAAGACCCCGAAAGCCCCGGCCCGGCCCCCGGCCCCAACGCCGGGACTGATTCGGGTGGACCCTTCTGCGTCCTGGTTCCCGCCGGCCCTCCGGGGGAAGATCCCCGCCGGCAAGAAATGGACGGTCCGGTTCAGCGAGGCGGAGCGCAAGATATTCAGGAAACACCGGCCGATCCCCGTCTCCCGGTGGTGTGAGCGATACCGCACGATCACGATGTCGGTGCTGCCCGGCCGGTGGAAAAACAGCGTCACGCCATACCTGAAGGGCATCATGGACGCCTCGTTCTACCCGACGGTCCAGACCGTGATATTGTGCAAAGCGCCCCAGGTGGGCGGCACCGAGGCGGTCCTGAATTGTCTGGCCTATGCCATCGACCGGGAGCCGGGCCCGGCAATGTGCATCTATCCCGACGAGCTCACCGCCAAGGAAAACTCCCAGGACCGCATCCAACCCATGATCCACAATTCCCCGCGGCTGCGGATCTACCTGACCGGGCAGGAAGACGACGTCTCCATCCTGCGGATCAACCTCCAGCATATGCCGATCTATATGGCCTGGGCGCGGTCGGCGGCGCGGCTGGCGAACAAGCCCATCCGATACATGATCTTCGATGAGATCGACAAATACGCGGACACGGCGGGGAAGCGGGAGGCAGACCCGATCTCCCTGGGCGAGGCCCGGACCACGACGTTCCGCCACAACCGGAAGATCTGGAAGATCAGCACGCCCACGACGGAGGCGGGCAATATCTGGCAGGCCCTGACGACGGAAGCGCAATGCGTGTTCGACTATTGGACGACATGCCCGGCCTGCGGCCATCATCACCGCATGGCATTCTCTGGCATCCAGTGGGCGCACAAGGAAACGCCGGGAGAAGACGGGAAATGCCACAGCGAGGAGCCGGAGACCATCGAGGCGGAGAAGCTGGCCTGGTATGTCTGCCCTAAATGCGCCGCGACCTGGAACGACTACGACCGCGACCTGGCGGTGCGCCGGGGGCAATGGCGAGAGCGGAAGTCGGAGCTGGCCCTGGGTGAATACCTGAAGCGGCGCCATCCGGTGAAAATCGGTTTCCACCTGCCCTCGTGGATATCGCCGTTTGTGTCCTTTTCCGCCATTGCCGCCTCGTTTCTCCGGGGCCAGAAGGACATGAACAAGTTCAAGGATTGGCACAACAAGCACCTGGCGGAGCCGTGGCGCCTTATCGTGACCTCCCGGAGCGAGGATCAGATCCTGGCCGCCCGGACGACCCTCCCGCCCCAGACGGTCCCGGCGGTGGCGGTGGCCCTTACCTGCGGGGTGGACGTACAGAAGGACGGCTTCTGGTTTGTGGTGCGGGCCTGGGCCCCGGATCTGACCTCCTGGCTGATCCATTACGGTTTTTTGGCCACCTGGGAGGAGGTGGAAAACCTGATCTACGACACTGCCTATCCCGTTTCGTCGTACCCGGGCAATTACCGGGAAGTTTTGGAGGAGGATTCGCTGGCCGGCATATTGGGAGAGCAGGAGGAAGCGGAGGCCTCCGGGGCGGCGACCGCGATGGAGAACGGGCGGACCATGCGGATATTCCGGGCGGCGGTCGATACCGGTGGCGGGAAGAAGTTCGAAAACATGACCATGACGGAGGAGACGTACTACTGGCTGATAAAGAACCGCGGCCGCGGCGGGGTGGCGGTATGGGGCACAAAGGGGGCCTCCGTCGCCCTGGCGGGGATGTTATCCCTGGGCAACGCCATCGTCTCCACGCCCAGCGGAAAGAAGCTGCCGGCGGCCCTGAGGATCCTCTCCGTGGATACCGGCAAGGCGAAGGACCAATACCACTACCGCCTCCAGCTCGCCACACAGGACGACACCCGGATGACCCCCGCGGCCGCCTTCCTCCACGCGGCGACCGGGACGGACTACGCCGCCCAGATCCTGGCGGAGCAAAAGCGCCAGAACGAACACGGCCAGGAGGAATGGGTGAACGTCCACCAGCGGGCTAACCACCTCTTCGACGCGGAAGTCCTGGCGGCGGCCTGCGTGGAAATGGAATTCCCCGGCGGCGGCCTGCGCCTGGTGGCGGCGGGGCAACAACGAGGAGCGGCGGCCGGCGACGCTGAGCCGCGGAAAGGACGGCGGATAATCAGCCGGGGCGTGGACGGGAACGGGGAGGAGAGCTTCATCGGCAAAAAGAAGGGATGGTTCAAGAGATAAATGGGCGAAAAAGGCGTTGGGAAAATCCTAACCAGCCGGCAGGAAATCATGGACTATGCCGGCATATCCCGTTTTCTGTATCTAAAATTTATTCGCATGGGAATGCCCGTCTTATATATCGATGGTCGATGTTATGCTCACACGGACAATATTAACGAATTTTTCAGGGTTATCACCAAGTCAAACGCAAAAAATTTGCCAGATGAAGTTATAACGGGAGAAGCGGAACTGGTGGAGGGAACCACCAAAAAAACACCCCCAAATGGAGGGAAGCAAAACGCACCTTGTGGACAATAAACGTGCCAAACACTGAAAAACAAAGAAAAAACATTGTTTTAGGCCCCCATACAACCACAAAGGGGCATCCGGGTTTATTCAACCACGGGCAATTATAAGCGGCGGGAAACGCTTATCAACACCGGCGTTCCGCCGCTTTTACCGTTATCGGACAACGAAGTGGATTAGAAATAAACCTAATATTAAAAATGGGTCACAAAAGCACACTAATAAGGCTGTTTCGTCGCATCAAAAAGGAAGTGGAGCCGCCATAATTGGTTATAATTATTGGACCGCAAAGGCCCATATCATCAAGTTTTCGGGGGCTACAAAAACAAGGTGGAGCCAAAAGAAAAAGGCACAAAACAAAGACCGCTAATAAAGAAGTATTTTAAGGAGGATGCAGCACCTATGAACAAGAAACCACCACCAAATGACCTCGTTATTGTCATCGACAATCCTTCAAAATTGCCGCTTTTGCCGTTGGATGATTTCCGCTCCTTCCAGGGCGATTTCAAAGGCGAGCTTGAGCCGGACAAATTGGACAAACTAATGAGAAGCATTTTAGATCATCATGTATTTATCGCCAAGGCAGTTTTCTTTGAAGACGGCATTGCTTATACCGAAGATGGTCACCAAACCCTTTTGGCCCTGAAAAAGTTGCGGGATCTCGGATATCATAAAAGCCGCATCGTAGAATATGAGCTGCAGGATGGCCGCATGCAGCCGGTCAAAAATCAGGAGCATGACGATATTGTTGTGCCGTATCAAATCATTGTCCCCGTCGGCAATTCGCCCGAGGCGCGTTACAAGGATGCTGCCAAAAAACTACTGCAAATTAACAGCCAGTACGCCAAGATCAATCCCGAAACTACCTTCCTGGACGGCCTGAACTTTTCCCTTGACGAAATCGACGACGTCCTCTCGCAAATATCCATCAGTGGTTTTGGCCTGGAATTGTATCGGGACCGCGACGGCAACGATCCCCTTGCGGAATACGAGAAGGAAGCCGAGGGAGACAAGAATGAAAATTGCCTGTACCCTATCATCC